GGCAACATGGTATGTAACGGGTCGTGATGAGTGGACAATGAAGCCAAAAACAGTGAAAGTAACCGCACCAAGCAAAGCCGAAGCAATCACCAAAGGACTTAAAAAGATTGACACAAACACTTTTTTTAACTGCACACTGATTAAAGCATAACTAAACAAGCAAACAGGAGGACGAACACATGAATATCAACTGCGAACAGTACCAGCACAAAGAAACAGGGGAAATCAACTATATTGACGATATGTATCAGCTATACTTGCAAGCGCAGGAGCAAACGGAGCAGTTCGAAGATTTCGACGACTTTTTAAGTGCTGTCACGGACACTAACGGACTGTTTGTTAGGATTCAATAGGCCATAGGCCAGAAAGAGGAAAGACAATGACTAAGAATTATCGCGTATCACTGGCAGAATCAACCTATGACGGAGAAAGCTGGAGCGTAAACCAGTATTACAGCCAGCCTTATATCGTATCAATCACAGAATCATCTGACACCAAAAGCATTGTAAAGGCATTGAAGAATGGAGGTTTGTTAAAAAAGACTGTCAAGTATACAGGATGGACGATTGATGGCGATGCTGATTATGGATTGTATCTTGAAAGATATTATGCGAATAACCAAGAGCCAATTATCATTGAATTATTGCCTATCGATGACAAAGATTTGCAGCGAGAGCTGAACAGCCACTACGGAATAACACATATTAAAACCCAAATGTGCAAAGCATAATACTATATATATTATATATAGCAGATCGAAACCGGGAGCAGTCCCGGTCTGGCCGTTAGGCGGTCACTGAAGAGATCAGGAATACATAAGCATATATATAATATATATATAGAGTAAAGAAAGGAGCCTATGACAAACTGTGACAAACCATGACAAACTGTGACACGCGCCAGCAGAAGCAGAAGCCTATAATATATAT